GCTTTTGGTTGGATGGAGAAGGCGGATATCCAGGATGAGGATATTAAGGCGCTCGACGAAGCCCTTAGGGCTGAGGAGAGTGTTATTGATAGGATGAAGGAGTTCGGCGATAAGTTCTGGACTGATGAGACTATGGATGGTTATGAAGATGTTCTTGAGCGGCTGATTGATGGCTTGATGGGTGACTTTGCTAAGGATACTAAGAAGGATTCTTGTAAGTGCGGTACTACTAGCAAGAAGTGCGATGCTAGTGATTGCTCGCAGAGCAAGAGCAGCAAGAGCCTTCTTGATGAGATTAGTGAGTTGCTGAAGCAGTAATATAATATATTTAAGGCACGGCTTTATGTCGTGCCTTTTTTTGTTAATAGCAGAACGGTTAAAAAATTCTGGTGGGTATCCCTTGTTGTTAATTAAAAGAAATGTGAATAAAACGGTTAAAAATGTTTTAATAATTTTATTAAAAGGTGAAAGCGGCGAATTTTCATATAAGGGATTTTATTATTTTAATGCGGTGCAACCGCATTTTTCATTCATAGTATTTTAGGGTCAAATTTTTGCAGCCCCCTATATATATACCGGGGTGGTATAAATTTGACCCTAAAATATCTTATATGAAAATTCGAAGGGTCATTTCTATATAAACTATTTAGATAAAATTGAGTAAATTGCTTAACCACCGGAGTGGTATAAATTTGACCCTAATTTTTGGGACTAAAATGATTAATTTCGGGTCAGTATTTTTTATATATTAGTGAAGATAAGGAGGTGAAAAAAGTGATAACTTTAAAAAGAAAAGACTTAAGCCAAAAGTATAATATATCTGATTGTATGTGGAAACGTAGACACGATGATGTTATGACACATTTATCGCAATATTTAAAGATTGAAGAAGTATCTTCAAATGGTAGATATGAATACTTAATTGATGAGACTACAATGCCAGATGAGATACCACCTGTACCTAGAAAGAAAAACTTTAAAGAGCGGAAAAAGGTTTATGAGGACTGGGTAGATAAACGGTTGCCGCCAAAAGAAGAAGCAGAGATATTAAGTAAGATTTCTGTTGCTAGGGAAGCTATTGAAGAATTTGGTCGAGAGAAGTATGGACATGAGTCTGATGAATGTGTTAGACGAAATTATATATCTCCCGCAATGGAGAAGTATGGAGAGCATTCACCTGAAGGTTATTGGTGTTGGCATGGAACTTATGAGATTGCTGATGATGAGACTGTGAGTGAATGGTGTAGGATGCTTGCGGAAGCGAAGGTAGATAAAGAAACTATTTATACTACATTCGTTGATGATACTGTGTTTTTCAGAGAAGAAATTAAGGATAAGAAGTTGGATTATTATAAGGTTATGAAAGTTTTTAAGGCTAACCATGGCGGGAATTTTTTAATTCGGTTGCATAAATGGTGGCATAAGGAGGGTGAGGCTGAATAAGCCTCCCCTCGGGTGAGAAAAAGGTTAAAGGGTTTGGGAAAATCATTTAAAAAATTAAATAAAAATAAAAGAATTTGTTAGATGTTGAGGAAAATGCTAAATGTTGAGGAAATATTGTTAAAGATTGAGAGAATGGTGGTACACAAAATTTTTAATAAAAATCAAATACCTATTTTTATCCTAAGTTATACTTCAACTTAACGCGGTCCTTAACATAAAATATTTCAAAAAATCAAATGAAAAAATAATAATTCTTTTTTAATATTTTCATTTGAAAATTTCAAACCAAAATTTGAAATGTTATTAAATATATGATATAATATAATAGAATTTTATATTTAAATTAGCTGCCGCATCATTATAAACCTCGAGCCTAAAAATAATAAAGTTATGATTTTAAGCAGAACCTCTCTATTCTTATTACTATTTCCCTATTGATTTTATTAAAAATTTATGTTATAATATATATGTAAAAAGGATGTGGAGAAAGATGTTTACGTTAAAACCGGGCTGTATATACAATAATAAAGACCTGGCTGAATGGTTTGGAATTAAACAATCTTCCTTTGAAACTACGAAGAAGCGAAAACTAGAAGAATTAAAAGAATATGCAGACTTTGAGATGGTTGGACCGAAGGTAAAGATTCTTTCGGTGAAGCAAGAGCGATATGTAAAGAATAGTGTAATGACGCAGGAAGAAGTTCAGCAGAATGAAACTTATCAACAAGAAGAGAATTATCTAGCTGATGAGTATGCTTTTTTTGAAGCTTTTTATTATAATAGCGGGTATATGAAACGCCGCAGAGAGATGGATGAAACCGCGAAATTCACTAGATCTTATCCTTTTGCGGGGATTAGAATTATCTTTGATAAGTTTGGAGTACAGTGGTTTAAACAGACTTGCACTATTGAGGATTGTCCTCAGAATAGATTGAAGTCATTATATTGCGGCAATACACTAATTTATATCTTCAATGACACGGGAGAAGTAGCTGAGCCGCATGATGAAGATAGAGAAAAATGTTTAATAAAGCTAAATGAAATTTATGATAGTTGGTATCATCAGAATGATATGCTAATCTTGAAGGGGTATAGGCATGGACTATATCCTAAGAAGAAGACTAGGGCTAAGATTGCGGTTTCCCGCATTATTACATTATCTAAAGCTATTGATGTATGCAATGAGTTGATGATTGCTCTTGGGCCAGAAAAATGTGCTGGTCTTGAGATGCTGTTTTTTAATGACCCGCAAGTGCTTTTAGGTATTGCGGATAATGTTATGTCAACTAGAGGTTAACATAATTCTGACGATTCATTCTGAGCTATTTTTTCCTCTTGAATCAGTGAAGAAAGTGCGTTCCGCATTTCTAAGTATATTTTCTAACAAATTACCCGTGAGAGCTTAACAACTGTTAGGTTTCTCGCGGGCTTTTTTAATGCTTAGTGTGAAATGTAAATGAGCAGGTTAAGTGTTCTCGGCCCACATTTATAAACCGCCTGCGTCACTCCAGGATGGCGGTGAATATTTTAAATGTAATCTCCTTTCTTATTATATTAATATTATAACATAAATTTTATATATTGTCAAGGCGGGGTCATATATTAGATCAAACAACTACAGAATTGAGCCATATACTGGAAAGGGTGCGGTTTCGGGAAAATTGAGGGCGGGATTGTGAGAGTCAAACAACTAGAAAAAAGTGCCATATATATCCAGATTCTGGGAAACGGCCCAGCGCGATAGCTCGCGGGCCGACAATTATACCACCTAGCCCGCCCGCTGTCAATAGGCAAAATGCACAAAAAATAATCTAAAAATTTTACATCGTCAAAATGCACAAAAATTTTAGAAAAAATTTAAAAAATTTTGTTAAAAACAGAGAAAAAAAATAAAATCCTCCCATTTTCTGGGAGGATTTTTGTCAATTTTTGGGTTTTCGTGTACGAATCAAATCAATTTTATAGGTATTTTCACCAAAATTGAACTCAATCAGCTTGGATTTATTGGTGATTTTGACGTTTTTGAAATTATTTTCCAGCAAAAACGTTTCCAAAAGCTGGATAATGGAGATTTTTTCCAAGTCTGGGGCGGTTTCCCGTTTCTTCCTGGGCTTACTGTTTTCAGCCTTCGCCCCTAGGTTGATTTTAACTGGCGTTGCCGCCTGATTGATTTCCTCTTGGGTGTAGCCTTCTGGGCAGTCCGTTACCAGATGAAACGCAAGCCCGCACTTCTTACAGGTAGTTCCTTCCAGCTCTGCGCAGTCCTCACAGAAAGATTTTTCCATCTAGTCACCTTCCTTTTGTTGGAAGGGGAGAGGGCTTTAGCCCTCGTCCCCCTCAGTATCCACCCGGAAAAAGTAGGCCTTGCCCTTGACTTCCTTCCGGTCTACCAGCTCCGCCTTCTTGAGCAGAGTAATCAGGGAGTTCACCTTCTGATTAGATGCGGTGATGGAAACGCCTTCCAGCGCAATCATGATTTCCGTTGCGGTCATGCCTTCGGGCTTACCCGCCAGAATCTCCATAATACGTTCCTTAATGGTCTCGTTCTCCATCTGCTTGGCAGTGGGCTTGCCGGACTTCGTGGAACGCTTGCGGTTCAGCAGGTCGATTTCGTGGTTCAGGAACTCCACCATTTCGGCGGTGGTGGCGTCAGTGGGAGTACCCTCGATGGCGTTGATGATGGCGGCGAACATTTCCTTCTTAGTCATAAAACATTTTCCTTTCTTGCCTTTTCGGCGGTTGATTTGTTGTTGCTCTCTCTTGGAGCATCTTTATTGTACCACACTCTGTGGGGCTTGTCAAGAGGGAATTTCAACTTTTTTAAGTTCTCAGCTTGTTAAGTTTCTTTCCCTCTTGACATTATTGATTATAGCACTTTGCGGAGCTATTGTCAATACTTTTTAGAGAAAAATTTGATAAGTTTTGCGGATGGTAATTTCTACCATTGCGGGCTTATTATCTCCGCAGTCAAATCTGTCATTGCGAATGTACTCACCAAATCCTAGATTTTTCCAGCTTGCTTTTGTTTTGTCCTCGTATCGCAAAGTATTATACTTAGATAGTCGGAGACTCCAATCATAAGTAAAACTGGAATCTTTTGGCATTTTGGCTCTTGGACTGCGTTTATAATTGCGGGTGTGCTCGGCTTGACGGCGTTTCAAGTCGTTAGTCGTGCCCACCTTTAGAATATAATGTCCGTCCAAGTCTACATAATGCCCCACATAAAGCCATTCTTTTTCTCGAACCATTGTTCTCACATCCTTTTTTAATTTTCAATGTTCATTCCCTCTTGGGAACATCATTAGTATAACATATAATTGGCGGTTATGTCAAGCATTTTTTATATGGATTTTTATGGAAATGTAGTGTTCCAATTTTTAGAAATTTTATTGGTAAAAACTGGAAGAAAAATTTACAAAATTTACCAGTAGACTTCCAGAAAGGATTTTTATAAAAGTCTTCTTTAAAACAGGTTGTTTATAGAAGTTTTGAAAAGACTTTTATAAAACAAGTTGTTAAAGGACTTTTATAAAAGACTTTTATAAAACAAGTTATTTATAGAAGTTTTGAAAGGACTTTTATAAAAGACTTTTATAAAACAGGTTGTTTATAGAAGTTTTGAAAAGACTTTTATAAAAGTCCTTTCAAAAGTTTTGGGAAAATTTGGATTCGTCAATTTTCACAAAATTTCAGGGAAAAATTTGTGCATTATGCATATTGACAAAATGACGGCGCGCTACAATCGCAAGCGCGCCGCCGAAAAATTGTCAACCCCGGATTCTGTCAATAGGCATTTTGCACAAATTTTTTCAAAAATTTTTGTGCATTCTGACAGTTGACCGCAAATGTCAATAGGCAATTTCAACAAAAATATCGCCGCAAATTTGTGTATTTTGACTATTGCTTTTTTCTGTCAATAGGCAATATATACAAAAATATGCGGGGTCAAGCTAAAATTTTTGTGCATTATGGAGAAAACGCTGCTGGAGGTATTTTTGTCATTTTAAACGAAAATTATGCTATAAATTTGTGCAAAAATACGGGACGCTTTAAGCGTCCCGTAAATTCTTATACATTGTATTATACTTGAAATTGTACGGATGCGGGTTCAGGTGTTCCAGTTCATAAACCAGCCGTTCAGCCATTTCGGTTTCAACTTCCAGCAGAAAATTTTCAGAGTCTGCACGGAGCTGTTCCCACTTTTTCCCGTATTCCATTGCCGCCTTAAAAGCTAGCTTGTCAAGTCTTTCTTGCTCCACTTCCTCTTGCTTTGCGGTGATAATATCCCAGATATCGCAGTATTCATCATAGTTCGCAGAGTAGATATTAGCGAAGTCATTAACCAACTCAAAAAGCGGGGCGGTTTCGGCGTATTCGGTGAAATACTTCAGCCATTCGTTTTCCAGAAATTCCATACGTTCAGGGGTCATGTGAAACACATCCTTTTCTTAATTTCTGTATTAACTATACCACACTTTTGAGCTGTTGTCAATACCTGTTTTAGATTTTCTTTTTCTTTTCTGTAGGAAGAGGGCTTAACCCTCTCCCTTTTTCTTTCGGTGCTGAGTGAGAACAACGGAATAATTCATTCCATGCCAGTCGAAAGAAATTTCTCGTTGCGGGTTTACCGTAGTGAAGTCTAATCCGAAACTTGTAATTGCATCAGATAGAACGCCCATTAGCTCCACCTTATCAGGGTCAATTTTAACTTCCCGCTTTTTGCGGGGCTTGTCCGTGCGTTCCTCAGATTTAGCGTAAATCTTGACGCCCTGCGCCTTAATTTCCATTTCCGCCATTTCCTCAGCCTCTTCACGGGTAACGGGTTCGCCGTCTGCGGCCGCCTCTTTCATAATAGCGGCAATCAGAGTTTCCTTGTCTTTTGCTTTTGCCATTTTATAGCCCCCTTTAAGATTGTATCTAAAGTATATCACACTTTTGCGGAGCTGTCAACACTTTTTTATGCGGGGACGGGGATTTTTTCACCCCGTCCCCTATTGGCTTTAGTCCTCAGTAGCGGAAGTCGCAACAGAGAAATAAGCCTTCTTCTTGTCCTCAGTGCGGATAATCTCACCAGCCTTAACAAGAGGACGCATCAGGCCATTAACCCGCTGATTAGAGATGCCCAGTGCGTTCTGAATGTTAGTGGCGGTAAAAGAAACCTTTTTTTCCTAGGAAGCTAGA